GAGTCGGTCTCACACCCCCGAAATTGGAAATCGGCTGTAACGGAACGCCTCGGGCTCGCGTAACGAAACCGTGACACCGTCTTTAGCCTGTTTCTATGGTCGAGATTAGGAAATGCGCTTGCGGGTGCGGACTCGAGACGGAGCGGAAAGCAAAGACGGGACGGCGTCCTCTCTACGCGACTAACGCTTGCCGTGTTCGAGCTCTTCGTCGTCGTCGCGCTCTCGAGAACTTAGGTCTAGCGCCCGAGTTCGAGGCTATCCCTGACCTAGCGAAACCCGAACCTGTATCCGTTTCGGCGTCTTCGGCGGACGAGCAGGTCGCTCGCTCAATCCTCGAAGCTCGCGCTATCGGTTACGCGTTCACCCGTCTCGGAACTTCGGCTCGTCCCGAGCTCGGCTGGCGGGCGACTAAAGTCGGTAACGCTATCCTCTCGGCTCTCGCCGAGTTCTTCCCTAATTCTGAAAGGTAACTCCTATGGCTTTACAAGTGAAACACGTCGCTATCTCGAAACTTTCGTCCGACCCGCTAAACGTTCGGACGCACGACGAGAAGAACCTCAACGCGATAAAGCGTTCTCTCGAACTCTTCGGTCAACGTAAGCCGATTGTCGTCGCTCGCGCGAATGACGGAAGCCTCGTAGTCATCGCGGGGAACGGAACGCTCGAAGCGGCAAGGTCTCTCGGTTGGACGGAGATAGACGTTACCGAAGTTCCCGAAGATTGGGACGCGGAGCGAGCTCGCGCTTACGCTATCGCAGACAATCGGACGGCAGAACTCGCGGACTGGAATAAAGTCGAGCTCGCTTCGGCTCTTCTCGAACTTGACGCCGTCGGGTTCGAACCCGCGGACTTAGGCTTCTCGGTCGCTCAAGCTTCCTCGGGAGACGTCGACGTTCCCGATGACTTCCCCGAGTTCGACGAGAACTCTTCTACCTCTCACCAATGCCCTAAGTGCGGCTACGAATGGAACGGGTCGACGAAATGAAAGACGAGACTCTTCCTACTTCGTCGTGGAAGTTTGACGAAGCCGTAACCGAAGTCTTCGACGATATGCTCGAACGCTCTATCCCTGACTATGCGGGTATGCGGCGGACGACGACGGAGCTCGCGCTTCGGTTCGCTAAAGAGGGAACGGCTATTGTTGACCTCGGTTGTTCTCGCGGTAAAGCTCTTCGTCCGATTATCGACGCTCTCGGCGACTCGAACTCTTACGTCGGAGTCGAAATCTCGAAGCCTATGGCTAACGCCGCACGGAAAGAGATACCCGAGGCGAAGATACTCGAGCTCGACTTACGCGACGAGTATCCGACCGCGTCCGCTTCGGTGACGCTCGCGGTATTGACGCTCCAATTTACGCCTATCGAATACAGACAGCGAATACTCGAGGACGCTTACTCTCGGACGGTATCGGGCGGAGTTATCCTCCTCGTCGAGAAGATACTCGGTTCAACTTCTTACAATGACCGACTTCTCGTCGAAACCTATTACGGGCGAAAGGGCGAGAACGGTTATACCGCCGAGCAGATTACCGCGAAGCGTAGAAGCCTCGAGGGAGTTCTAGTTCCCGTAACCGCGAAATGGAACGAAGAGCTCCTAGAGTCCGCGGGTTTCCGTAACGTCGAGTGCTATTGGCGACACCTAAACTTTGCGGCGTGGCTAGGCGTGAAACCGTGAAACCTCCCTATTCTCTTCCGTCGATGAAAGACGTCGAAGCTATCCGCGGAACTAACGGTCTAACTATGGTCTCGACTTTCTCGGGTTGCGGAGGCGCTTGCCTCGGTTATGAACTCTCGGGCTTCAATCTGCTATGGGCTAACGAGTTCGTCGAGGAAGCTCGCGAAACCTATAAAGCTAATCACCCGCACGTTATTCTTGACGGGCGCGACGTCCGTAAAGTTTCGGGCTCGGAGATACTCGACGCTATCGGTCTCAAGCAAGGAGAGCTCGACTTACTCGAGGGCTCGCCTCCCTGCGCTTCATTCTCTCGCGCTGGCTCGAAAGAGAAAGGTTGGGGAGTAGTAAAGAAATACTCGGATACCGAGCAACGTTCGGACGACCTCTTCTACGAGTTCGCCCGTTTAGTCGAGGAGATACAACCTCGAGTCTTCGTTGCGGAGAACGTCGCGGGACTCGTTCAGGGTAAAGCTATCGGCTACTTCAAACTAATTCTTGCCGAGCTCAAGTCGAAAGGCTACGAGGTCTCCGCTAAAGTTCTCGAAGCTTCTTGGCTCGGCGTTCCGCAAGGACGCGCGCGTCTAATCTTTATCGGCGTTCGTAATGACCTCGTCGCTAAGGGTATCCGTCCCGCGTTCCCTAAACCTCTTCCTTATCGCTATTCAATCTCGGACGTCCTCGACTCCGTCTCTCCGACTTCTATCCCGAGCTTCGTTGACCCTGAAACGGGAGCTAACATCGGGCTCGACGGTCACGCCGTCGGAGTCGAATACGATAAGACTCCAATCGGCGGAAAGTCCGATAAATACTTCCAACTAATGAAACCTGCCCTCGATAAACCGAGCTTCACGATTACGGCTACGGGTGGAACTATCGGTGCGGCGTCCGTAGTTCACCCGATACATAAGCGAAAGTTCAATCTCGAGGAACTTCGTATCCTCTCCTCTTTCCCCGCGGACTTCGTTCTAACGGGAAACTATAAACAACGTTACGAACGAATAGGTCGCTCCGTCCCGCCTCTAATGGCTCAAGCTATCGGCGACGTAATTCGAGACAAGATACTAAAGCCGAGCTATGCCTAAAGGACGTCCCGTAGACCCGAAACGCGCTACCCGAAAGACGGGTAACCGTCCGCTTCCTAACGAAGCGAAGAAAGCGCGCGCGGTCTCACCGATACCCGTCAAGATAGAAGCGTTCCCGCCTCCCGCGACTTTACCCGTAGAAGTTCACGAAGTCTGGAGGGCAGTTGTCGAAGACCTCGGAGGCGCTAATCATATGCGGGCGAGTTTCATTCCGCAGATACAGGCTTATTGCGAGGCGGTCGCTATTCACGCTCAAGCGTCCGCGAATATTCAACAATTCGGAGTTCTTGTAAAGGGAGCGAACGGAGTTCCCGTAGCGAACCCGCTTATCCGAGTTCAGAAAGACGCGTCTGCTACTATTCTTCGTTACGCCGAGTCTCTCGGTCTAACTCCTGCGGCGCGTATTAGGCTTGGTCTAATGGAGATTACAGGAATGTCTCTCCTCTCGACGCTAAACGCTTCAATCGACGGAAAGAACTAATGCCTAGATACACGCAAGCGGGACTCGCGAAAGCGGAACGCGTAAAGCGGTTCTCTGAACTTCACGTCCGCCATATGAAAGATAGGTGGGCTGGAAGTCCGTTCAAACTCGAGCCGTTTCAATGGGAGAATATGATACTGCCTACTTACGGGCAGACGGTCAAGGGTAAGCGAAAGATAAAGCGCGCGCTCTATGGTATTCCTCGCTGGAACGGTAAATCCGAGCTAACCGCTATGCTTCACCTCTACCACCTCTTCGGCGAACCCGTCTTCGGTGGCGAACAATACGCGTTCGCTACTACTAGACAGCAAGCGGCAATTATCTTCGACACGGCAAAGCGAATGATAAACGCTGACCCGCTTCTTCGAGCTATGTCTAAGGTCTATCGAAACGTAATCGAAGTCCAAGAAACGGGAGCGACGTTTCGCGCGTTACCGTTCGACGCCGATACCTCGCAGGGCTTCCACCCGAGCTTCGCCTCGGGAGACGAAGTCCACGTTATGCGAAATCTTGAAATGGTCGACTCAATGGTAACCGGTATGGTCGGACGCGAAGAGGGACTCTTCGTCGCAATTACTACTGCGGCGGCAAGAAGCGGAGGAACTCTCGACGAGCTTCGCGAGCTTTGGAGTAATGACCCCGCCGCATACGTTTATTGGCAAGGCGCGAAAGAAACGGACGACCCGAGCGACCCCGCCGTCTGGCGTAAAGCGAACCCCGCTTCGTGGATAACAATGGATATGCTCCGAAGTCAATATCAAGCGTTACCGCTCCCTGTCTTCCAGCGTCTTCACCTCAACCTAACGCCGAAAGACGGAGACTCGGTTCGAGCGTTCAATTCGAAAGCTTGGGAACTATGCGGAGATGTTCCGACTATCGACCTCGAGAAGCCTTGCGTAATCGGCGTCGACGCCGCACCGCGACGCGATAAGACCGCGGTCGTCTTAGACCAGAGAGACGAGAACGGAGTTCATAACGTAAAGGCGTGGACTTTCGAAGCTGACCCCGAAGCGGGACTCCTAGACTTCGACGAGCTAAAGCACCTACTCCGAGAACTAAACGCGACCTATAACGTTTCCCGTATCGTCGTCGACCCCGCTCACCTCTTCGCAGTTATGGACGAACTCAACCGCGAGGGATTACCCGTAGAAGACTTCCCGCAAACCGCTTCGAGAATGATACCCGCCTCTATGAACCTCTATGACCTCATTCAATTAGGGCGAGTTCGTCACGGTGGAGACCCGCTTCTAACGAAGCACGTTCTCAATGCGGGAGCTAAAGAGATACCGCCTAGCGGGTGGAGGCTAACGAAAGTATCTCGCCACGAGAACATAGACGGAGCGGTCGCTCTAGCTATGGCTTCTCATATAGCCGAGGCGGAATGGTCTCTCGGTTCTCAATCATTCTCGCAGACGGGCGGAGTATGGTCGCTCGACGTTACGCTCTAGCGTGACACCTGCGGGAAACTCGTTACATAGAACTATTAGGACGGACTCGCTATCTATGGCACTAAACCCTCTTGCCGCCTTTAGACGTTCCGAGAAGAGAGACGCTATCGACGCTCTCGCTAACGCTTTCTTCTACGGAGGGACGGTATCTGCCGCGGGCGTTCGCGTAACTCCAGAGACCGCTCTCGCTTCCGTAGCCGTTGCGGCGTGTATAGAAGTTCGCGCCGAAACTTTCTCCGCGTTACCTCTCGGCGTATATCGTCGCGAAGAACGTAAGCGTATTCCGCTTCCCGAGCACCCTGTCGCACGTCTATTAGCCGACAAGCCAAATGACCTAATGACGGGAGGCGAGCTTCTTCGTTGGAAACAAATTAGAGAAGACATCTCGGGTAACGCTTACGTCCGCGTGGTCTTTCGAAACGGTCGACCTAGCGAGCTTCTACCTCTTTACGCGAATAACCCCGAAATGCGTATCGCAAACGGTAAAGTCGCGTATCGCTACAAAGGCGATGACCTAACTCCAGCGGGCGATTACCCTGCGCGAGACATTCTTCACTTCAAGGGAGCTTTCCTCCGTAACCCGTTCGAAGCGGCAAGCCCTATCGACCTAATCAAAGACACGATTGGTTTATCTATCGCGACCGAGCAATTCTTCGGACGCTTTCTAAATAACGGCTCTCACTTCCCGACATACCTCGAAACCGACTCTGCTCTTTCACCCGACGACGTGAAAGCAATAGCTAGTTCTCTCAAGTCGACAGCGGGAGTTCTTGACGCGGGTAAAGTTCGAGTCTTCGACCGTGGTTTGAAAGTCAAACAGAACCCTCTCTCTATTCGTGACGCTGACCTAAGCGCGCAAATGCGTTGGTATCTTGAGCAAATCTGCCGTATCTATCGAGTTCCTCTTCCGATTGTTCAAGATTGGACACACGGAACTTATACGAACTCGGAGCAAGCGGGACTATGGTTCGCGCAACATACGATTACGCCTATCGCCGTCTCGACGGAGAGAACTCTAAGCTCTAACCTCTTCCTAGACGGCGAAGCTGGAACATATGTAAAGTTCAACCTCGACGCTATTCTTCGCGGAGACTACGCGACTAGAACCGCGGGCTATAACACGCTAATAAACTCGGGCGTAATCTCGCGTAACGAAGCTCGCGCCTACGAAGACCTAGACCCTTATGTCGGCGGAGACGAGTATCTCGTTCCGCTAAATATGGCGAGCTCAACTTCTCTCGGAACTGACGCTAACCTCGATGAACCCGCTCCTCGTAACCCTAACGAACCGCGTTCAATTCTTCAACCTGTAATAGACGACGCTATCGAGCGGGTAAAGATTAGAGCGAAGCAAGACGCCGTCCGCGGACGCGACGTCGAGACTACTAGAGAATGGGCTCTCGAGAACGTAATGCCCGCGGTCGAACGAGCTCTAAGTCTTGCGGGATTAGATATTCCTATTAGTTCTATCGTTGACGAAGCTCTTTCCGAAACCCGAGCAGTCTCTATCTCCGTCCCCGAATATGTTTCCGCTAACGCGAAGCGCGGACTCAAATACTACGAAGAGGGAAGAGGAGGCGACGGTTTAGTTCCTCAAACTATCCGAGACGCGCGGGAGCTCGCCGAGGGACGCGTATCCGAAACAAAGATTAGAAAGATTGCTCCGTGGATTGCTCGTCACCTAGTCGACCTCGAAGCTCCCGCAAACTCTAACCCTGACGACCCTGATTATCCCGCGGCAGGTTTAGTCGCTATGCTACTCTGGGGAGGAGGCGCGACTAAAGAGGGCGCGCTAAGAACTCAAGCGTGGGCAGAGAACGAAGTCGAGAAGCTCGACAGCGAAGCGTGACACGAAGAGGACGATAGAACTATGGCTAAAGCAGAACTACGCGCCGTCGGAGAACTCACATTCTCGCTGGAGGGTAACCGTCCTCGTATCGAGGCGCGAGCAATCAAGTATGACTCTTGGTCTGTCGACCTCGGAGGCTTCCGCGAGCGTATCCTCCCGAACGCTATAAACCTAGACTCCGACCTCGTAGCTTTATTCGACCACGCTACCGATAAAGTCCTCGGACGCGTATCTGCGGGAACTATGACCGTTCGCACCGACGACGCTGGTATCTCTTTCACCGCTTACCCGCCCGAAACTTCTTGGGCTCAAGACCTACGCGTCTCTATGGAACGCGGAGATATAAAGGGTTGCTCTTTCCGTATGTTCGTCGATGAAGACCACTTCTACGTCGAGAGCGGAGAAGTTCGTCGCGATATCCGCAAGGCTCGCGTTACCGAACTGACGATAACTTCTATGCCCGCTTACCCCGAAACTTCCGCCGAAGCGCGTTCAACCGCCGAAGCCCTGAAAGTAACTAGCGAAGAGAACCGCGCTGGACGCGTTCTATCTGCGGCTAACGAGATTGCCTTGAAAGCCGCACTCGAAGCTATTGACCTTGCCGAAACAACTCTCGAAAGCGTCCTCTCTCAAATTGACCCGACTTTCGACCCCGAAGCCGAAGACGGAGAAGACGACTCCGAGGACTCTTCCGAGGAAATGACTTCAACCGTAAAGCGTGACGCTTCTTGCCCTTGCTCTAATACCGAGTGCTCCTGCGCTCCTCAATCTTCCGAGACTACGGACGGCGCGTCCGTAGAGCCTCGAAGCACGGTCGGCGCGACCGAAACCCTCCAAACCCGTTCTTCCGTCTACTCGACGAAGTTCGGACTCATATCAACCCGAAAGGAAACCTAGAATGGATTATCGTTCTATCGACCGCCAAGCCGAGGAGTTGCGCCAGATTGGTGCGGAATTGGCTGGCAAGGGCGAGCTCGCTCCAGAAGAGCGCGACCGCCTTATGAACATTACTGGCAGACTCGAAGAGCTAGACAGACTTCGTATTGAAGTTCGCGACGCTGAACTCGAGGAAGCTCGTTCAATCGCCGAAAGCGGACGCCCTGTTGGCGAGACCGCCGAGGCAGACAAGGCTTCTGCCGCTTTCCGTTCGTTTATCAAGACAGGCGCGGAAGACCGCACCTTGCTTGCTCAAACTGACGCTAACGGTGGTTTCGTTGTCCCCGAGCCTCTACGCGCTCCTCTAATCGAGAAGTTCCGTAAAGTCTCTCCTCTATTAGCAGAAGTATCTTCGTTCAACTTTACAGGCGACACGAAGTTCTATCTACCTCGTAAGGACACTCACGGTGTCGTTGCTAACGCCGCAGAAACGGGAGCTAGAACACAGCAAACCGACCCGACGTTTACCAACGCAACCCTAGAGGCGTTCGACTACTACACCGACCAGAGAGTTTCTCAGCAATTCCTCGACGGTGTAGACGGCGCAGAGAACTACGTTACCGATTGGATATACGGAGACTTCGCAGAGCAGTTCGCTTCTCACGTTGCCGCTGGAACTACTGGCGCAACACAGAAGACTCAAGGTATCTTTACCGCTAACGCGACTTACTCGTCTATCTTGTCGGGTGTAGCCGCAGGTTTGGTAAACACCAAGTTCCTCGAGCTGTTCTTCACCTTGCCGCAAGCTTTCCGTGCGAACGCTAAGTGGTATATGTCTCCTGCGACTCTTTCCGCTATCGTGGGTTACGCTTTCCCTAACTTGAACAACACTCCGCTTGTTCAAACTACGGCAAACGGAACTTTCACTATTCTTGGAAAGCCTGTTGTCGAGGTTGACGACGCTCCAGCTATCGGTGCCGCTAACTTCCCTGTCGCCTTTGGTGACCTAAAGCAGGGTTACGCTACTGGTATCCACAAGACCGTCTCTATTCTCCGCGACCCTTACACCGCTACCCCTAACGTGCGTTTCTACGCTCTAGGACGTATGGGTGGAGTTCCGTGGAACAAGGACGCTGTCGTTCTACTCAAGTCAAACAACGCCTAATAGCGTTCGACTTAGCGACGCGCCTCTCGAGTCATCGGGAGGCGTTTCGCTTTACCTCGGAGTCTAGGCGGGCTTCTTTCTGTTACCTAATCGTTATCTTCGTTATCAAACCGTTATAGGAAACGGCTTGTATTGTGTCGCGCCTTGAGCTCGGCACGGTAGACTGGAAGTATCGAAAGCAAAGGGCTCTCGATAGATAAGGGAAGAAATGATTAGTTACGAAGACGGTCCAAGATACCGTATCGAAGCGCGAGCTATCGCGCGAAGTATCCACCGCTATTACGACCTCGAGAAGAAGATTGCGAACCCGAAGCGTTCCGACTTTCTAAAGGACGATTACCGCGAACAGCGTAAGAAGATAACATTTAGCGTTCTTCGACTCATTGCTAACTGGAACGAAACTCACGGCGAAGAGAGACCGCTCCATTGGAGTCAATATACCGAGGGACTCTTCTGGTCGGAAGTAAGACGTTACCGCGAGGAAGTTCTCGGAGAGGGTAAAGCGTAATGTCTACGATTGCGAAATGCGAAGAACTCGCTACTAAGCTCGGCGCTACTCTCGAAGACGATGGGTTTGCTATTCGACTTCAAGCGCCGCACGGTAAGACGGTCGACGTCGAAGTCCACGAATACGTCTACGACCGAACTAACGTTGTTCTCGGGAGTCGAGGTATCTGGCGCGAGGTCTGGAGCGACCTCCGTCGCTTCGAGCGAGACGGTTTCGACGAGTGCGAACTCTACGCGACGCTCACTTGTGATTGGTGTAGCGAGGTGACTGCCTAGACTTTCCCGTTTCTCCGTTTCTCGGGTAAGACATAGACCCGTCCTCTCCTCTCGAGGGCGGGTCTATTGTTATCTCGGTTCGTGACACCGCTCTTAGTCTGGACGTATCTAAACTCCGAGGAGAGAGACATTGAAATTACTTCTAAACGCCGACTACGAAGTTCAAATAGTAACAGCCGAGGGTAACGCCGTCTATGGAGGTAAAGCTGGCGAGACTATCATCGTTCCGCAAGACGTCGCCTTATTATTTATCGAAGCGGGTGTAGCCGAGGGTGTAAAGAGCTCCGAGCGAGCTACTAAGAACAAGGGCGAGACCGCTACTAAGTAAGTCCGCTAGAGAGGCTCTCAAATGCTACGCCTAAAGAAGAAGACCGTCGGTTCTTACACGTTCGAGTCGCTTTACTATGACGACGACGGAGTCCACGTTACGCTTCACGGTCCACTAACGCTTACCGTTCGCGACGGGGCGGGAACGTCAATCTATACAACACCTCCGACTCTTCACGCGGGACACGCGGACTCGATTATTCCTTTCGCTACTTTAGAGAAGCTCGATACCTACACGTTCACTTATACAGGCTTTCTCGACAATCAACAAACTCAACCTGTTTCGTGGACTGACGTAGTCGAAATCGTTGGAGGCTACCTCTTCGAAATAGCCGAGCTTCGAGCTTTCGATAGAGCTTTCCTAGATACTGCTAAGTATCCGACCTCGCTTCTTCGTGACGTTAGAACGTCCGTCGAGAACGTCATAGAGGGAGATACTGCGGCGCGCGTCGCGTTCGTTCCGAGGGGACGTCGCGTAACTCTTTCGGGTAACTCGCCAGACCTAAATAGAGGCTACTATCCGCTCTACTACGGAAACGATTACCGCGAGCTTACCGTTCCTAACTACGAAGTCCGCTCTCTCTACTCGGGAAGCCTAAACGGCGTCGCTTTCACGCAAACCGAACTAGACGACATTATCCCGAACGACAATACTCTCTTCCGCTCCTCGGGCGTAGCGTTCCCCGCGTGGAGCTTCGGTAAGAACAACATAAAGCTTCACTACGTCCACGGTTACGATAGACCAGCGGGAGCGATTACCCGTGCCGCTCTAATTCTCGCGCGCGAGTTCCTAGTAAAGAGCGACCTCCCCGCGCGCGCTTCGGCTACTTCTATCGGAGACCAACTCTTCCGTATCACTATCGCGGGACGTGACGGCATTACGGGTATCCCTGACGTCGACGCGGCAATCGCTCAATTCGGACGCGCGTCGTCCTCGATTGGGTAGCCGTGGCGTTCCAAACTAAGAGCTTCGAAGCGCAAGACGTTCTAGTCACCGCGCTAACCGCCCGAGCGGAACTAGCTTCGTGGCGTATCGACTTCGGTATCCCCGCAGGACGTCCAGAAGAGCAACATATCTGGGTCGACGAGAACGTTTCCGATTGGACGCAAGACTTACTAACTACGGGACTTCAATCCCGTAACGAGGTCTTTCGACTAGCCGTCTATGTTTACGATAAGAAGACGGGCGCGGACGCTAAAGAAATACGGGACGAACTATCTGCCGCCGCAAGTGTTATATCCGACGTAATCGGTTCGGACGCTTTCCTCGGTGGCGTAGTTATGTTCGCTCAAATAGTCGGAGGCGAATACGAGGGCGCGTTCGCTGACCCCGAGGGACGTATCCGCGAGGGCGTTCTGAAACTAACTATCGAGTGCCAAGCGTTCCTCGCGTGACACGGACAGGAGACTTTACATATGGCTAAGATAACTCTTTCGGAGGCGGTTCACGTCTCTATATCTCTCGACGGTAAAGCCGTCGAATTAGACCTCGCTGTCGGAGAGAACGAAGTTCACTCTAGCGTTGCCGAGGTTCTCGTTGCTCAAGGGCTAGTAAGTGACTCAAGCTCTAAGACTTCGAAGAAGACTTCCTCGACTCCAATCGTCGAGGAGACTCCAACTACTAAAGAAAGCACGGAGGCTAACTAATGCCCTTACAGAAAGTTTCTACCCTCGTCGGAGTAGCAAAGCAAGCTTCGGCTGGAACTCTTGCCGCTAACCCGACTTACGCTCACGGTCTCACAGGTGGAGCGCCTATCTCGGTCGAACCGAGCGTCTCTCCCGTCGAAGTAACGGTAGCGAAGCGCGCCGCATACAACATTTATCGCGATGACGTAGTCAACGGCGGAGAAGTCCAAAGCCTCGCCTACATCAGAAGCCTCGGTCTATGGCTCTTAGGAGCTCTTGGAACTGATACCGTAACGGGCTCGACTCCTTATACGCATACTTACTCAACGGGCGACCTCCCTTATCTATCGCTATTTACTAAAGGCATAAGCACAACTAACTCTGGTATTCGCGATTGTAAAGTCGATGAACTATCTCTAAAGTGGGACGGCTCTAAGCCTGTCGACTTGACCGTAAAGCTTCTCGGAACGGTCTTCTCTTATCCCTCAACATTCACTCCGACGACTGACGATACAGGAGCAGAGTCTTACCTAACTCCTCTCGGTGGAACTTTCTCCCTCGACGTAATCGGTTCGACTAACGTAAGCGCCCGCGTAGTTGGTGGCGAGCTAACAATCAAGAACAACGTTACCGCTATCCACCCGAGCGCAACTATCGAAGCGGGAGACGTCTGGGAGGGTGTACAGGAACACTCTCTAAAGCTGACTATCGTTCCCGACGACCTAGCTCTCTTCCGTAGCACCGTAACTGGAACCGTGAACGGAACTTCCGTCGCGACCGTCCAGCCAACGGGTTCTGTAAACCTAGTCTTCAAGGAGAACAACGGTTCTAATACGCTAACCGTAACGGGCAGTAAGATTGCTTATATGACCTCGTTCCCTGACGCTGACCCTAAAGGTGGCGCGGTGGAAATCGAGCTCGTCGGTATGGCAGTAATGCCTAGCGCGGGAACTGCTCCGCTGGTCTATGCGCTAACAAACGCTATCGCAAGCTACTAAACAATAAGAGAAAGTTAGGGACTCGAATAAATGATAAAGGGCACTATTACATTCCTAGACGGTTCTACTCCTATCGGAGTAACAATCGGACTAGGTGAAGACGTGAAAGCTCCTCGCGACCTTGCCGCGTTAGAGAAACAGGGTTGGGTTATTGACGACTCTATCTCAACCGCCTATAAAGCTTGGCTCGCTGGTAAGCGACAGGGAGACATTCCCGCAGACTCGAAGTTTGAAACTTGGGTCGATAACGTCGCCGAAGTAGACCTCAAGCCGTCAAGAAAGCAAATCGAGGCGGCAGTTGCGATTGGCAAGATGAGTCAAGAAGAAGCCGACAAGCTTCTAGCTTTCTTCGAGAGTAACGACTCGGGGGAAGCCGTAGCGCGGCAAGGCGAATAGCCTCCGTCGCGCTTGCTTCTGGCTTCGGTCTCAACTTAGAGACCTGCGACCCGCTCGTCTTCGAAGAACTCGAGGACTTGCTTCTCGAAAGACATAGAGAAGCGGAGAGGGAACGTATGGCGTCCGAGTTGAAAGCGAAGCTAGGTAAATGAGTAGACAGACGGCTATCGGAGTCGAGGGTGTTGCTAAGACCGTCCGCGCGCTCGACGCGTTCGCTCCTGAAATCAAAGCTCGCCTAAATCGTGAAATCCGTAAAGCTCTAAACGATACTAAGACGCGCGCGCAATCTAAATATCCAAAGGGCGCTTACGTTACGCTCGTCAACAAGAAGAAGATACTCGGTTCGGTGACGACCGCTCGCGGAGGCGTGAACGGTCGACGTTGGGGAGAAGCTGACGCGGGAGCTCGCGCCGCAATCTTCGAGTTCGCAGGTTCTCGTCAAGAGGGAAGAACTCCTCAAGCTCGAGGACTTATCAAGTCTCTAAACGCTCGCTACGGAACGACTGGTCGCTTTCTATGGTCTGCGTGGGACGAAACAGGTAAAGACGTCCTCGATAGAATTAGAACCTCGGTTCTTTCTGCCGAGCGTGACCTCCAATCTAAACTTGACTCCATAGGAGAAAGTTTCTAAATGGCAGTAAAGGTCACGGTCTACGGTCAAGCCGATATGCGGCAAATCGCGCGAGCGCGCGAGGAATTAGACCGTCTCGAGAAGAAAGCTCTCGTCTCTTCTAATCAGTTCTTCGGAGCGATGAACCGAATATCTAACTCTACGAAACGAGTTGGAACGGCTATGGCTTCGACGGGTGACTCTCTTACTCGTAATCTAACTCTTCCTATTGTTGCCGCAGGTGCGGCGGTTGCTAAGTTCACCGCGAACGCGGCAGAAGACGCGCAACAACAAGTCGTCCTAGCTAATACTCTAAAGAATACGGCGGGCGCTACGGACGCAGTAGTCGCCTCGACGGAAGCTTGGATAACTAAACAGGGTGAACTTCTCGGAGTCGCGGATAGTGAACTTCGTCCCGCTTTAGCAGTTCTCGCTGGCGCAACTAAAGACGTCGAGAAATCTCAAATGCTCGCGGGTCTAGCTATGGATATTGCCGCGGCAAAGTCCGTTCCTGTTGAGACTGCGGCGAAAGCTCTTGCTAAAGCTTACGCGGGAAATACTACTCAACTTTCGAGGCTCGTAGTTGGTATCGACCAGACGGCACTCAAGTCTAAGAACTTCGGCGAAATATATAAGTCCGTGAACTCTATTGTCGGCGGTCAAGCGGCAAAGTCCTCGGATACTGCCGCAGGAGCTATGAAACGGCAGAAAGTCGCGCTAGACGAAGCTACCGAGTCTCTCGGTTACGCCTTTATGCCGATTATGGAAGACGTTACAAAGCTAATTCAAACTAGCGTCGTCCCCGCTATAAAGAAGCTCGCAGACTTCTTCGGGAGTCTCTCTAAAGAACAGAAGAACGCGATTGTCGGTATCGGTCTTCTTCTTGCCGTTCTTGGTCCTCTTCTTTCTATTACAGGGCGAGTAATTACAGGTATCTCTTCTCTAGCTAATGGAATTATGTGGGTTGGGAAACACGCTATAACCGCCTACGGAGGTCTCCAGAACTTCGTTACTGGTCTAATGAACGCGTCTGCGGGTTCGTCCGCTTTCGCAACGCCGATGATGAAATTAGGCGGATACATAAGAACTGCGGCGACCGCGACTTGGGCGTTCGTTACCGCGACTTGGGCTAGTGTGACCGCGGGTATCAAACAAGCCGCAACTTGGGTTGCCGCTACGGCAACTCTAATAGCTCATAAGGTAGCTACGTTTGCGACTACGGTTGCGACTCAAGCGTGGACTGCCGCGCAATGGCTTCTCAATATCGCGCTAAACGCTAACCCTATCGGTTTAGTAGTTATCGCTATCGGGTTACTCGTCGGAGCAACAATTCTTATCGCAAGCCATACTAGAGAACTCGAGGCTACGTTCTCGAATGTATGGAAAGCGGTAACAGGGTTCGTTTCTGACGCTATCTCCTCGATAACAGGTTGGCTCGACGGGTTCGTCGAAACTATGCGGTCGGTAGCTTCGGACGCGATGAACGGCTTTATCGACGGCTTCGCAGACTTCTCTACGGAACTCTATAAAGCCGTACAGAAACCGATAACTGACGCTGTCGATTGGGTGAAAGCGAAACTCGGTATCGCTTCTCCGTCTAAAGTTACGCACGAAATAGGAACGCAATTCGGGGCGGGCTTTACTAACGGAATAAAGGACTCGACCGCTGGAGCTGTATCCGCCGCAAATGACTTAGTTACTCGAACTTCGAACGCGCTTGCGAAAGGACTATATAACGTCAATAGACAGGACGCGGTTAGTAAGTTACAGGACGCGAAACTTCTCGGTCTCGGGCAGACTCTCGGTATCGACCCGAAAGTCCTAACGGACGCCGTCCTCGGTGATGAAGACGCTTACAATACGGTTCAGAACACCGCAAATAAACGTATCGCGCAAATAAAGGCTATGTATGGCTCGAGTATGAACCCGAAGCTAAACTCATTCCTCGGGACTATCGAAAGCATAAAGGCAACGCTCCAGCAAGAGGGCGTAAGTAATGACCTAATCGCTAAAGCTTTAGGAGGCGAAGCGATTACTAAAGCGACCGATAAAGTTACTACCGCGCAAGAGAAACTCGCCGAGAAGATAAAGGAGGGAGCTCGTCTCGCTAAACAAGCTTTCTCGTCTTGGTCTATGGACGAAATCGTCAAGCCGATAACTACTTCTTTCGACACGGTTCTTTCCGCTCTCCAATCGCAAATACAAGCGACAGCTAACTTCATAAACAATATTGCTACGTTGAAAGCTAGACAGCTAAACGCGGGCGCGCTCGCTTCGTTACTCGCTCTCGGTGCGGCGCAGGGTGGAGGTATCGCTCAAGCCCTAGCGCGCGCTTCGGACGCTCAACTCGCGCAATACAATACTTCTTACGGAGAGCAAACTCGACTTACAGGCATTCTTGGTATGACTCAAGCGGGCGCAAGTCCAATCGCTCCTGTTACTATTAGCGAGGGGATAGACCAGTTAGTTAGAGAGTTGAGGTCGCGCTAATGCCTACTTATACCCTTAGACCTATCTCCTACTATGGAGGCAGTCCCTATACTTCTTGGGGTAACGTCGCCTCTAATGCCGCCTTAGCTACCGCTTTAGGTGACAACTCGGACGCTACTTTCGCAACTCGTTCGGGTGCTAGCGGTCTAGGCACTACGCAACCAATCTTCAACCTATCTGCTCCGTCTATCGGTGCGGGAGAGTTTATCGTTCGAGCTGGTCACTTCGTCCGTTGGAAAGGAGGAGGAGGCACGGGAAATACAAACGAGAACCTCGGCGCGGTTGCTTTCCGTACAACTGACCCGACACCTTATCAGTCGCAAACTCTAATTACAGACGGACGCGTAACTGCCTCAACGACAGAAGTCGGTTATAGTATCGTAAGTTGGTCGGTCGCAGAAGTATCTACTCTGCGAGTAATGCTAAATAGTAATAACCGCATACTTTCAACAGCGCCGACAACGACGGTGTACGAAGTTGGTGCGACTCTTTATACCCTAAATGCGCCAAGCGTAACGGTTTCCAACCAGACTATAACTACTAACGCGAAGCCTACTATCGCGGTTTCGTTGACGATGACTATCGGTTGGGAGTCCGCTGTTCCTGAAACTTCTAATCTTCGTCGTGCGGTTACCGAAGTTCGTATCGAGTCGGGTGGAACGGGAGTCGGAACGGGAACTCTAGTCGGGTATGCCTATACGGATACTTTCAATGCTCAAACGGGGACGACTAACGTCTTCGTGAACTCGGTAATAGCTAACGGAACTTACAACCTTTATGCGCGTTCGACCCGCTTCCGCGAGGGACAGACGGTAGACCAAGCTATCGCCTCGACGGGTCAATCGAGTGCGTGGGCTTCCGCTACTCTAACAATGAACAATCCCGTCCCGACCGCTCCGTCGCTATTTACCTTTGGAGACTCGTCTCTAAAGCGTATTGGCATAGGTGTTACGCCCGTTGCGACGTCGGGCGTATATGCCCCTGCGACTATCGACATCGAGCGTTCGACAAACGGTGGAATTACTTGGTCTGCGATTAGGCTATCGCCTCTTACCGTCCGCCAGAACCTAATAAATAACCCGAGCTTCGAAACTAATACGACAGGCTGGACAGCTAACGCTAATACTACTCTTTCGAGGACTACGGGTTTCTTTAGTTCTGGAACGGCGTCGGCAAACCTAGTAGCTATTGCCGCAGGGACGGTTGGTATTACTTCGACGACTTCGACTCTCGGCGCGGCAATCGTTTCGCCTAATCTCTCCTATTCCGCAAGCGCGTATCTTCGTTCGACTGCCGCAAGCCGTAATGGCGTAATCTCTATCGTTTGGCTAACTACTGCTGGCACAACTATTAGCACTTCGGCGGGAGCGTCTACGGCTCTAACTTCTGGCTCTTTCATTCGTATAAGCGTAACGGCAACTGCTCCTAGTAATGCGGCTTTCGCTTATCTGACTATAACTTCTCCCTCTACGTTCAACATTGGAGAAAGTATTTACATCGACGCCATTCTTCTCGAACAATCTGCGAGCGTTGGAAGTTACCTCGACTTTATAGCTACCGCTACGGTCTACGATTACGAAATGCCTCGAGGAACTTCTATAAGTTATCGCGCACGCGTGAACGCTTACTCCGTCGGCTATCCGACTTCTTCGCCGTATTCTAGTTCTAGTTCTGGCTCTATCCCTGTCAATGCCGAGTGGGCGCTGAAAGCTCCGCTAACGCCTACGCTAAACGTCTCTACACTAGAAGTCGTCGATACTCCGACCGAAGAACTAACCGAAGACCTCGGAGTCTTCCGTCCGCTTGATAGACGTTACCCTGTCGTGGTAGCGGGACAGCTTGGCGGTTATGACGGGACTCTCTGTATTTATACGACTACTAGCGCAGAATGGACTTCGGTAAAGGCTTTGCTTGAGTCGCAACAAGTTCTTTATTTAGAAAGCGGTTTCGGGTGGTCGAAATATATTCGTTTAGTCTCGGGAGCTAGAGTCGAGATTATGGGAACAACTAACGCGCCTCGCCGAAAGATAGAAGTCTCTTACGTCGAGGTAAGCCGGAACGGTTCTCTCTATACAGAACGGCTCGGTAACTATGGACGCACGGCGTAATATTACCCGAACAGCAGAACTAGAACTTATCCCGACTCCTACAAAGACGATAGAGCAAGTCTTCGCTCTTCTATTGACGCCGAACGTAGAGATTACGATAAAGAGGGGACTCTATTTAGCCGACGGGTCTATCGAATACGTCTCGCTCGGAGTCTTCTCAACTGACGAAGCTTCCTACTCGAGAAGCGTTACGGGTGTCGTAAAGTGGTCTGGAAGTGACCGCTCGAAGAAGATAAGTCGCTCAAAGTTCGTCGACCCGTATCAAATAACCGCGGGAACGTCTCTAGCTACGGCAGGAGGAAACTTACTAACTTCACGCTTCTCTAACGTAACCACTAACTTCGGTAACGTCCTCGAGAATGTTACCGCTAACGTAATCTATGAAGCAAGTAACGACTCCGACCCGTGGGATAGTGCTAGAAGACTCTTCGCAGACTCGGGTTATGACCTAAACTTCGACGGTGACGGCGTAGCCCGCGCTGTTCAAGTTCCAGACCCCGCGACCGTCGTCCCTGTCTTCGACTTCGGAGCGGACGCGACGAACCTAATTCTAAACGCCGAGGTCGGAGGAACTCTCGAGAAAGTCTATAACGGCGTAATCGTGACGGGCGAGGGTTCAAGTCTTACAACTCCCGTTAGAGGCGAGGTTTGGGATACTGACCCTAGTTCTCCGACATACTATCTCGGCGGTTACGGGAAAGTTCCTCTCTATTGGTCGTCTGCTCTAATCACTTCTGCCGCTCTCGCTCAAGCGGTCGCAACCGTTCTACTCGCTAAACTAAAGGGACGGACAGAGTCTCTTTCTTGGTCTAATATAGTGAACCCTGCTCTCGAGCCTCTCGATGTAATCTCTATCACGCTCAAGGGAACGCAAACAACCGCGGTTATCGACCAGCTAGTTATTCCTCTTCGAGCACAAGACTCTATGACTGCGATAGCGAGGCAAACGATAGTATGACCGACTTTCAGAAAGTAGCCGAGGCTATTGCCTCAAGTTCGCAAGCTCCCGCCTTTAGGCGACGTATGGGGACGGTTTCAGCTATAAACGCGGGTTATACGATAGACGTAACTATCGCGGGTTCGTCGACGGTTATTACGGGCGTTCGTTACTTCAATCACTATGCGCCGAAAGTTGGAGCTCAAGTCTGGCTCGATACTGACGGACAAGATTGGATAGCTATTGGAGCGGTAGCGGGTCTCGGCGGTCAAGTTCCGACTTGTAAGGTTTATCGCACCGCGGACTTAGGTATCGCGTCGGGTTCGGGTTGGACAGCGATTACTTGGCAAGCCACCGAGTTCGACCCGTTCGGTATGTTCACCGTGAACTCGACTAATCTTACCGTTCCGATTACTGGTCGCTATCTTATTAGTGGCGCAGTTCTATTCGATAACTCAACTTCGACGGGGTATCGCGGTATTGCGATAAATAAGAACGGGACGCTAATTCAATACGCTCAAGTAATTACTAACGCGGCAAATACTATCGGCGTTCCGTTATCTACGGTCGTCAACCTAACTAAAGGAGATACCGTTTCTCTTTCTGCTCGTCAAGGCTCGGGCGTGAACATAAACCTAGTTTCTGCGAGCGCAATCGAGACGCACCTAATCGTA